GCGCTTGCCGTCATCTTCGCGGAAGTGCTGCGGCCCCAGGAAGGCGCCGAGCACCAGGTCGCGCATGACGGCGCGGTCGTGCGTCGTCACCGCCGGCACCCGGCGAGGGGCGGCAGCGACCGGCACCGGGTCGACCGGCTCGTCGATCACGTAGTAAGTGACCGGGGCAGGGCGGGGTTTTGCGGGGCGCGGATAGCGCGAGAGGCTTAGCGTTTGCATCGGGCGGCCTCCTGGCGATCGTGTGCGTCCTGGCACTTGGTGCAGCGGTGCGCGGTCGGCACGGCCTGCAGGCGGCCGGGGTGGATCTGGCCACCACAGCCAGAGCACAGCCCCGACGACTCGCTATAGCCCGAGCGGATCCAGCGATCGCCAAGGGCCACGGCATCACACCGGCGGGCGCGGGCATCCATGAAAGCCGCGCCAATGTCGAGCTGCAGGTCGACGACCCGATCGCAGGCATCAGGCATGGAACAACCCCACCGGGGCAGGCCCGCCGGCGCCGTGCAGCAACCGATCGGCATAACCCTCGAACTCCTCAACCACGGGATCGTTCAGGGCACACCACCAGACCTCGGCCGCGTCCTGGTCGTAGGCCTCAAAGAATGCAGCGGCCGCCGCGGGCGTGGCGAAGTGCTTCACCGCCTCGCGGCGAACGCCGAAAACCCGCCCCTCGAGGCGCACCGCGCAGCTATCCACGCCGCGAGCGGCCTCGTTCACGGCCAGCAGCACTACATGCGGGGCCACTTTGAAAACCTTGATCCAGTCGCTCACTGCTGCGCCTCCTTGCGTGACGGGATGCTGACAAACTGCTCAAAAGCGTGACGGTCACGCCGGGCGAGATCCGCCACGTTGCGCAGAATCAGGGTGATGGCCTCGGCCTGCTCCTCGAAGCCGCCGAGCTCGCAGATCAACGCGAGATCCGCCTGCGTGCCCTTGTAGGCCTCGAAGGTGATCGGCTGCGATGCCGCGCGCAGCGCAGCATGCTCCTGGCGGCGCCGCTGGCGACGCTTGCGGATCCGCGCATGCCGGCGCTTTCGCTCCTCCGGCGTCTCGTTGGCCGGGGCCGGCTCCTCGAGGTCGAGGGCCAGCTCCTCGAAGTCGACCGGCGCCTCGACCTGGTCGAGCTGCTCGTCAGTCATTGGCCACCGCCTTGCCCTGGTTGAGCAGCAGCTGCAGCGCGGGAAGGGGGCGGCCGGTACCGGCGGCGACCGACGTCAGCTCATTGATCAGGGCGAAGACAGCGTCGACGCCCTCCTTGAGCATGCGATCGACCTCGGCCGGGTCGTCGTTGCGGTCATAGCGGCCGTTATGCGAGGGCTTGGCGGCGGCGATGAACTGACCGACCTCCTCCATCACCTCGCCGATCCGCGCGGGCACAGCAGCCGCCGGGGAAGGCGACAGGCAGTCGAGCCAGACTTGCTTCCACTCGAGCGGGAAAGGGGCGGTGCCGTTGAAGATCCGGTTTAGCCGCTGGCCCCAGGCCTTGCGACTGCGCAGGTACTCCTCGCCGTCGGCGGGCTCTGCCAGGGGCTCGACCAGATCGGCCGCAGCCAGAGCGGGCGCGAGGCGCTCGTGGGCGAACTTTTCGACCGACCACTCCGAATGCCGAAACCAAAGATTAGTGGCCTCGAGCACGATTTCCCGCTCTGTACGTGCCGCCATAGCACTTTTCCCCTCGTTGTGGGTCTGAATGTAGTTATGGCGACATTTTCTGTGTACAGAACGAAAGAAGCAAGATCATTTGGCTGCGCTGAATGGAAGTGTTGCCTATTCAGGATGGACAATAGAAAGGGACTGAGAGGGGCCACCATGAACCAAAAGTTTTCTATCGGGCCGGCGATACTCCGGCGCCGACAAGCGCAGCACTGGTCGCTCCAACGCCTGTGCGACGCGGCAGACAATGTCGTCTACCCAAGCGCGCTATCTGCCATCGAGAAGGAAAAAGAGCGTCCCTACCGTGCTGACGGCCTACGCATTGGCGAAGGCATTCGGCACCACTATCGACGCACTGATCGAGGAGTCACTCGGCGGAACCCAGGTGCCTGCAGCGCCGGCCGAGACGGTAAAACGGGTGCCGGTCATCCCGTGGGAAATGGCCGCCGAATGGGCTAAAAGCCCCGTCATAGAACGGCTTCCGACGGGCACGCCTTGGGTGCTGGCCCCGGACAACCCGCCCGGGGCGGTGTTCGGCCTGGTGGTTCGCGACGACACCATGCACGCGCCCAGCGGCCCCGCCTTTCCGGTCGGGTCGGTCATCTTCGTGGATCCGCGACAGGAGGCCGAGGCCAACGACCTGGTGGTCGGCTACACCGTCACCCCGGCCGAGCCGACCTTCAAGAAGTTGATACAGGACGGCTCGCAGCGGTACCTTCGACCGTTAAATCCACAGTTCCCGCCGATCTCGGTCGACGGTAACTTCAAGGTGATCGGGCTGGTCACGGGCATGCGCATGAGCATCGCCAAAGGCCTGATTCGATGAACTGAATTTGAGGATGGTTCTGTGAACTGAAAATATGGCGTAGACTGCGGGCTTAATCCCGCAGCATCACCTTTTCAGCAAGGCGGAAAAGAAAAAGCCCCGGGTCTGGTAAACCCGGGGCTGATCTGAAAACGTCGCTTGGTGGCAAACTGACAAACAACTCTAAGTGCTTCACCCCGTTAGAGATTTTCCCTGTTTTGCGGGCAGGAGAAGATCAGGGCATAAGCGCTTCAACACGGTCAGTCTAAACCCCATCATTGCAGCGTCAACGGATTGTTCTTTTGTGCTTTTGCGTTTTTGTGCAAAGGAACATCATGCAGAACACGAAGGACGACGCGAGCGCACTGGCCCGGTTCTACGCCGAGCGGTTCCGTTCCGACCCCTGGTCACTGATCGACTTTTTCGACGCCGATATCGCCGACGTGGCGGCCTCGGTCGGCATCCGCTGGTCAGCCATTCGCAACGAGTTCGGCCTGCGCGGCGAAAAGGTCCGCCCCAAGGGTAAAGACGGCGTAACCGACAAGATTCACCGGGGCAAGGTCATGGCGTGGGGCGACACGAAGCGCGCCGACGACTTCGACTACCCCTTCTTCACCTTCAACAACAACAACCCGGCCTATGGTCACGCGACCTGGTCGGGCCTCGCCGCGCTGGCCGAGCTCTACAAGCGCGAAGGCGGCAACGTCACCAGCGAGAAGCACCAGCAATGGCTGGCCCGTCAGGAAGAACAGCGCGCCAAGCGCGAAGCCGCGCAGAAAGAAGCCGAGCAGCGCCGGGCCGAAGCCGAGGCGCGGATCCACCGCGAGCGGCTGGCCTATGAGGCCGCCTGGCACTGCGGCGGGCGCCACGAGTTCGAGTACGAAGCCGGCGGCAAGATCCGCAAGGGCTTCGTCGAGGTCATTGGCGAGGAGGACGGCAGCGCCCCTTACCTGCAGGCGAAGCAGATCGGCGCGATCGCGTCACGCTTCAAAATGCAGCGTATGCGTGACAGTCACGGCGAATTTACCGCCGTGCCGCTGTTCAATATCTCCGGCGTGTTCCTTGGCCTGCAGCGGCTCTATGCCGACAAGAAGCTGCAGGGCACCGGCGTCAAGATGGACGGCGCCCACTGCATCCTTGGCGACCTCGAGACCGCCGACCGCCGCTACAGCGTCGAAGGCTTCGCCACCGGCGCCAGCGTCTACCTGGCCGAGCTCGAGGCCGGCAACGAAGTGGCCGTCGTGGTGACCTTCAACGTCGACAACCTCGGCAAGGTGCTGCGCCAGTACGCCAAGCACTATCCGGCCTGGCGCTTCCATAACGCCGCCGACAACGACCAGTGGAAGCCCCAGGCCGGCAACGCCGGCGTGCTGGCCGGCCTCGAGATCCACCGCGAGCTGCAGCACCTGGCCATCGTCCCCAACTTCGCCGCCAGCCTCGAGCTGTTCGGCTGCAGCGCCCAGCAGATTGCCGAGCTGCGCGCGCAAAACCGGGCGCCTGTCGTCGGGTTCAGCGGTGAAGAACTGGCCGCGTTCAAGGCCGCCCGCAAGGGGCCTACCGACTGGAACGACTACCACGTCGCCTTTGGCCTGGCCGCCACCGCCAAGGCCCTGCGCGCCCGCGACAGCGTGCTGCGCGCCGAGAAAGACTGGTTTGATTACTGCCTGCAGCGCCTCGGTTATTCCGGCCTGACCGCCGAGAAGGCCGCCAAGTCGGCCGTCGCCGCCGGCATGCTCCTGGTGCCGATCCGCTACACCGGCCGCGAAGTGCTGCGCATGGTCGAGAAGAACATCCCGGCCGGCGTCGAGGTCGACCGCTTCAAGATCCGCCGCTTCGTCAAGTGGCTGGCCGACCAGAAGCTGCAGCAGGCCCGCGAGCTGCGCGGCTTCTCCGCTGCCACCCTGGCCAAGCCGCACGTGCAGCACCTGCGCGTCGAAGGCGTGCGCGCTGCGCACGGCGGCATCGAGCTGCCCCCGCACTTCGCCGACCTGGTCGATTCCCTCGAGGGCATGATCATCAGCCGCGCGNCGATGGGCTCCGGCAAAACCGAGAAACTGATCGCCCCGCTGATGCAGGCCGCGCCGAAAGCCGCCTATATCGCCCACCGCGTCTCGCTGCTCGACGACGCCGCCTCGCGCCTCAACATCCAGCACTATCAGCAGGTATCGGCCGCGTGGATGCGCGACGTCTCGCACCTGGCCTGCTGCGTCAACTCGCTGACCCATCCGAAGTTCTACAACACCGACGAGCGCTCGTGGTTCACGACCGTCGATACCCTCTGCATCGATGAAGCCAGCCAGGTGATCAGCCACACCGCCACCGGCCCGGTCGACGGCCGCGTGCGCGTGTTCGATGCTCTGCTCGACGCGGTCGCCTCGGCGCGCCGCGTGCTGCTCTGCGACGCCGACGCCAACGACACGGTGGTCGAGTTCTGCGAGCTCGCCCGCCCCGGCCAGCCGATCACCATCCTCGAGGTCGTAGGCCCGACCGATCATATCCGCGTCAACCACACCGACGACGAGACCGCCTGGCAGGTCGCGCTCGATTGGATCTGCGCCGGCAAGCGCGTCCTGGTCGCCAACGACTCGGCCGAGTCGGCCAAGAAAATGGCCGCCCTGATCGAGGAGCGCATCGAGCACGGCGAATGCAAGCCGCTGCGCATGCTCCTGGTGCACGCCGACAGCAAGGCCGACCCCAACGTCGAGGCCTTCCTGCGCAGCCCCAACGCCGAGGCGGTGAAGTACGACGTCCTGATCTACTCGCCGGCGATCAGCTCGGGCGTTTCCATGACCACGCCGCACTTCGAGCGCCATGTCGGCCTGTTCAGCGGCAACACCGTCAGCCCATCCGACGCCATCCAGATGCTGCGCCGTGACCGTACCGCGCGCGAGTACCTGGTCGGCATCGGTCACAGCTCAGCCCAGCGCGCCACGGATCCCGAGGCCATCTATCGCGGCCTGATGGAGCTCGACGGGATCACCTTCGCCTTCGAAGAGGACGCCGGCGAGGCGCGCTTCGTCAGGAAGAAAACCGCTTTTGATCATTTGTACCTGACCAGCGTCACCACCGAAAACAAGGCCCGCAACGACTTCGCCAACAACCTGCTGCTGATGCTGATCGCCGACGGCTACCAGGTCGGCCGGGCGGATCTCGACGACCCCGAGCGCACGAAAGAGAGCCGCAGCAACCGCAAGCACGCCGGCGCGCTCGTCTTCGCCAAGCGCATGGATCTGCTGACCAGCGTCGAGGTGCCCGACGAGGAGACCTTCGGCCGCCTCAACCGTCAGGAAGTCCGCAGCGAGACCGAGAGTGCCCAGGTCGACCGCTACCACCTGGCCCACCAGCTCGGCGTGCTCGAGCCCACCGAAGACGACGTCGCCTTCTACGACGATCGCGGCATCGCCAAGGTCGTCGCCCTCGAGCTGCTGCAGGCCGAGGAAGCCCAGGCCAAGGCCTACGACGAAGCCCAGCGCAAAGCGCGCGTGGTTCTGACCCAGCACCGCTACAAGACGGCCACCCGCGCCTTCCTGGTCGAGCTGTTCGAGACCCTCGGCCTCGATCGCTACACCGGCGCCGGCGAGTTCTCAGCCGAGCAATGCAAGCAAGTGCTCGCCAAGGTCACCGCAAGCCAGCAGGCCCTTGATGCCTACAACGCCCTGCGCGTCGGCCGCCACCTGCACAGCACCAGCGCCAGGGTCTGCGCCACGACGCTGGTCAAGTCGATGCTTGAGCGGTTCGGCCTCACGGTCGAGAAGCGGTCGAGCAATGGGCGGAACCTGTTCTCGATCAATGCCGACCGGTGGTCGTTCGTGATGGCCTATGTCTTGCGTCGCCAGGCGCTCGGCGCCCACTCCTTGACGACGCACGAAGCGGCCAGTGACTACCAGCCCAAGGAAGCCCCCGAAGCCCTGCCAGTCGAGCCACAGGCCCCGGCGCCCGTGGCTTGCAGCGAAAGTGACACTTTGCATTGTGAGGGTACAGACACAGATGAAAAGTATCCCTTGGCAGTGACCGAGCATCTACTCGCTTTGGCTTCTCGCTGTTACCGCCCTTCCGGCATACCGCTGTCGCGCCTCGTGGGGGCGCTGGCGCCGGAGGTGGTTCGGGACTTCGTGAGTGGTCGGCTCAGTGATGCGTCAATAAATCGGACACTTGGCTTTGCCGAGAAACTTCTCCAGGCGTCCGCCCGGTGAGATACTGTACGAATGAACAGCAAGGCAGATTGGCATCATCGCCAGAGGAGGGTAGTCGGTTGATGAGTCTCGAAAGGATGGACACCGCCGCAAGCAAGATCCGCAGGGCGCAGGCCCTGCTCGTGATGGTCCAGGCCAGCGCGCAGCAGGTCAGCCTCGAGCAGATCCTCGAGGCGGTCGCCTCGGTTCAGGAACTGCAGGAGCAGGCCGCCGAGGCGCTCGAGGAGGCTTACGCCTTACGGCAAAAGCCGGGGCAAGCCCCGGCTGTAGATTGCACCGCAAAAGGCACCGTAGCGTGCCTGTTCCCTAACCGCCTGCCGTTCTTGAAGGCCTCGGCCAAGGCGGTCATGCGGTCGGCGTGTTCGGCCGTTGCGACCACCACCCCGTTGATCGTTGCGGTTGCCCGATAGAGCCCGCTTTCCTGCAGATGCGCCACCATTCGCGGCTTCGCCTTGGCGACCTGGTCGGGCACCTCGAGCGCGACCGCCTCTAGCGAATGGTTCGGCGTGGCGAGCGCCTCGGCGGCGATCTCGAGATATTCCTTGATGTTCGGCCGGTAGCTGCCCACGTTGGTGGCGATCGCCTTCTGCGAGATCCGCGCCTCGGGCGCGGCCTTCACGGTCTCTTTCACCCACTGGTGAATGCGGTACAGCGAGGAACTCGCGCGGATCCGCTCGTGCTCGTCGAGCGCCTGCAGCGCCTCGAGGCGGTTCGCCCACTTGCCCGGTACCGCCCCGGCGGTGGCCACCGGCTCGACATAATCGATCTTGAAGGCCTTGTAGTGGATCTGCGACTTCATCCCCTCGTGCCCGAGCATTTCCTGCCAGAAGACGTCCTCGTTGACCTTCTTCCAGCGCGCATCCTGGCCGAAGTAGCGCTCGAAAACCGATCCGCGCCCAGATTGACCGGCTGTCCTTGAAAACCCCGCTCCTCGCTGCCGAAAACGCGCTTGGTCAGCGTGTTCGAGCGTCTTGGCCACGCGGCGGTTTCACCTCGTACGTTCGACAGGTGCTGCAGCTCGAGCACCTCGGGCAGCGCGCGCAGCTTGGCGAAGGCCTCGAGCACCTCGTCGGCCCTGACCAGGCTATAGATGCGGAAGGTCTCGCTGTAGTCGACGCCCTCGCGCCGCTTGGCCTGGCCGGAAAACTCGAGCTCGAACTCGCCCACCTTCTTGAAGCGGCCCAGCTTGAGCACCTCGATCTCGCGCCGCCCGGTGGCCAGCGCCAGCCCCAGCGCCAGGTGCGAGAAGTAGGGCGCGGCCGACCCATCGGCGCGCAATTGCTGCTGGCTCAGCAGGCCGTCGATCGTCGCCATCAGCCAGTGGTAATTGATCTCGACCGTATTCGTCGACCGCTCCTCGATGCGCTCGAGCTGCTCGTCGGCCAGGTCGGCCTTGGTCGCGGCTGGCAGCGTCAGGTGGCGCATGATCTCGTGGTCGAGCTTCATCGCGCGGATATCGTCGTAGGCGTCAGAGTCGCCCGCGCGGCGCACCTCGGCCAGCAGGTCGCGGTGTGCAAGGCGCACCTCGCTGATCTGCGCATGCGCGCCCATCGCCTCGAGCTGCTCGGCCCAGCGCGGGTGCCGCTTGGCCATCCGGCCGATCGCCTCCTCGAGCGAGTGGTGCCGCCAGTTCTGCGCGGTGACCGCCTTGCGGATGGTGGTCAGGTACCGGCGATAACTCGACGCCGCGAGCTTGTCCTCCTCCTTGCGCCGGCGGTCCTCGAACAGCGTGTTTTTCAGCCTGGCCGCGAGCCGGGTCAGACGCTTGGTCTTGTCGCCCCTGCTCAGCTCCGCATTGCCGTCGATGGCCCGCACGTCCTTTAGCAGCTGCTCGATCAGTTCGCCCAGCTCGACCTTCTGTCTTGATTCCCCACCCATTGCTCGCCCTCCTTTAGGCATACACCGTAAACCCTAGCGCAGATTCTACACACTGCAACTATGCACCGCAAGCCCTACTCACTAGCGCCATACACCCAAAGCCATAGGCCATGATCTGCGCCACTGGTAGATAGGGCCATAGGTGTATGCACCCCTGCCCCATTCTATACGTATAGAATGGGGCAGGGGTGCATACACCTGCTGCCCTGTCTTGTGCTAGGGGTGAGGGTGTATGCGCTTGTTAGGGCATATGGTGCATGGATGCTGCGCAGGCATACACCCTTTGCCATGCGGCAAAGTAGGCGAGCGCGAAGGGGCGGCGACTGCTCAACCACCAGCAAGGAAAGGATGCGGCAGCGGGCTAGATGGTCAGAAAGGACGCGGCAGAGGGCATGCACCAAAAGGACCAGCGCTTCGCGCTGCTTGTTTATGGCGCGGGAAACCCGCGCCGTTGCTGGGCTGCAGCCACGGGAGAAAGGACGGGGCTATTCAGGCGGACAAGGTTGGACGCTGGCGCGTCCGCTTGTTTGTTCTTTTGTTCTTTTGTTCTGTTGCTCTTTTGTTCCTTTGCGGCTAATCTGTGCCCGTTGGATCTGATAACCCACCAGGAGGGCCAGCGATGGCGAAGGTAATTTCGGTGCTCAACCAGAAGGGTGGCACCACAAAGACGACGAGCGCGGTCAACGTGGCCAGCTGCTTGGCCGTCACCCACGGCAAGCGCGTGCTGCTGGTCGACCTCGACCCGCAAGGCTCGGCGACCGATTGGGCGGCCAGCCGGGAGGGCGCCGAGGGCGACCCGGGCGTGATCCCGTGCGTGGCCATGGGCAAGCAACTGGCGCGCGACCTGCCCCGCGTGGCGGGCGGCTATGACTTCGTCGTCGTCGACGGCGTGCCGCAGATCAGCGAGCTGGCCGCCGCAGCGATCAAGGCGGCCGACCTGGTGCTGATCCCGGTGCAGCCGAGCCAGTACGACATATGGGCCTGCAGCGACCTGGTGCAGCTGGTGAAGGACCGGCAGGAGATCGCAGACGGCCACCCTCACGCCGTGATGATGGTCGCCCGTGCGGTGCCGGGCACGGTGATCGAACGCACCGCACGCGAAGCGCTCGAGGCCTTCGAGCTGCCCATCCTGTCGAGCCAGACCTGCCAGCGGCAGTCCTACGTGCGCGACATTGGCAGCGGGCAGAGCGTCATGGACCTGCCGGCCGACAACAAGGCGCGCCTCGAGATCGAAGCCGTCACCGCCGAACTGCTGGAGCTGCTGCAATGACCGACGCGAAGTTGAGCACCGCCCGCCCCAGCCGCGCAGGCGCGCCCACCATCGAGCGCCCGCACGTTGAAAAGGCGCGCGCTGCAGTGTCGGGCGATGGCGAAGAAAAGAAGATCCCGCTGCTGGCGCCGGTGCGCTACCACAAAGGGCTGCAGGACTTGAAGAACATGACCAGCGACTCGACGCCGGTCAAGTACCTGCTCCTCGAGGCGATCGACGACCTGTTCGAGAAGTACAAGCGGGGCGAGGGGAAATTCGAGGTCGAGGATCTCGACGAGTTGCGCCGGCGGCTGCAGGCGCAGAAGTGAGGAAAGGTGCCCGACAGTGGCGGCAACCGCTGCCGGGCATGGACACGATCAAACCTTTGAGAGAGAGCAACCATGTCCGCAAACGACTATATCACGGCGGCTCAGCTGCCACTTCATCGCATCACCGACCCGGCCTGCCGGCGCCTGGCGATGCAGTTCGTCGCACGCTACACCACCGGCCGCACCGGCGCGGCGCTGATGGCTCGTCTCGGGAGGGCCGCGTAATGCCTACCCTCAACCAGACGAAAGCCCTCGAGGAGGCCGCACAGCGTCTCGCCAAACACGCCGGGCACGACTACTCGAATATCCGCATGGTCGACCACTACCTGCGCCGCAAGGGCCGCAAGGATCCGGCGATCGGCGCCCTGGTGGCCGAGGCGGATGCCATCGTGCGCCCGCTGTTCGATCGCATAACCGACCTCGAGGCCGAGGGCGACCTGCTGCGCCACCGCCTGCGCGTCTGCCACACCGAAACCCGCGCCCTGGTCGAGCACCTGCAGGGCCTGCCCCGTCGCCTGCCCTCGCACCTCGACCAGGAGCACGCCGGTTTCGAGGTCCGCGCCTGGCTGCAGGCCGAGGTCGACCGCGCGCCCGTTCCACCCTACGCCGGCCCTGCCGGGGCGGTGCAGCCATGAGCCGCCACAGCGTAAGCCCGCTCGAGCAGCTGCTCGGGCTGATCGGCACGGCCCTGGTGACGCTCGGCGCCTTCATCTGGCGCGTGTACACCGCCAAGCCCGACGAGATCCTGCAGGGAGAGCAGCGCCATGACGACAGCCATTGACCTATTCGCCGGCCTTGGCGGCTGGTCCACCGGCGCGCGCATGGCGGGCGTCGAGGTGCTATGGGCGGCAAACCACTGGCCCGACGCTGTGCAGTGGCACAGCGCAAACCACCCCGGGGCGATCCACGTCTGCCAGGATCTGCACCAAGCCAATTGGTCGCAGGTGCCGGCGCACGACCTGCCCCGCGCCCTCGAGCAGGTCGCCGAGTTCATACTCGAGCAGGACGGCGAGCGCCTGGTATGGGGCAACGGCGCGACCTTCGACAACGTCATCCTGCGGCGGGCATTCGATGACTGCGCGATCGAGGCGCCCTGGCACTTCTGGCACGACCGGGATCTGCGCACGATTCTCGGCCTGTACCCCGAAGCCAAGGCGCGCGAGTTCGAGGGCGTGAAGCACCACGCGCTGCACGATGCCCGCCACGAGGCCCACATGCTGATCGACGCACTGCGCCTGCACGCGCAGCGGAACGGCGAGGCCGGGCCGACGCTGTTCGGGCTGCAGGTCGTCATCGATCCGGCTATGCCACCAGACGCCATACGCCTGGTGCAGGGCTGACAAGCCCGCTCTGTAACCAGCCCCACACAGCCCGCCACCTGGCGGGCTTTTTGTTACCCTGCGGCCAGCCAACTAGGGAGGGGCTGCAGGATGAAAAAGGTAGTGATCGGCGGCGCCGTGACGCTGGGCATATTGGTGGCGCTGATAATGGATCTGCGCGGCAAGGAAACCGTCGGGCTGGCCAATGCCCACCGCGCAGCCGGCTTCGAGCCGAGCTGCGAGACGGTGAAAGACGGCGGCAGTACGTGGGCGGTCTGCAAGTACGCCGGCACGCCGAGCGCCTGGCTCAAGGCCGGCAACGATTGGGCGACCGCCAACGGCAAGGCGCAGCAGGTCATGCAGCGCCTTGAGGAGAAGGGGCCCGGGCCTTATCAGGATCTCCCGCGCCTGTACGTCGCGCGCGGTATGCCATCGATGCCAGCGGCCGTGCTCGAGCGGTTGAAATAGGCCAGAAACGACAAAAGCCCCCACCGCCGCGAGGCAGTGGGGGCCTTTGCTATGTACGGCGCTAGCCCTGCTGGCGCCACCAGGCGGAAACCGCCTCGACAACCGCGACCTCTTGCACAAACGCAAGGGCCCGCAGCTTGGCCAGCATCGCGGACGGGTCGACGTCCCACTTTTCCGCGAGGCCGTCCTCGAGCGAATCTTCCCAGCCCATCGCCAGACTGCCACGAATCATGGCGGCCGGCTCGCTGATCACGCCGTTCAGCATGTCACGCAGCGCGCTCCACTCAGCTTCGCCGAAGAGCTGCTCGACCCGCTCGCGGCGCAGGATCTCGGCGTAACGGTCGAGCACCTGATTGACGCGACCGCTGCTAATCTCGCCGAGCAGACGCTCGGCGGTGTCGGCGAAGTAGATACCTTTTTTCGTGGCCATCGGATGCTCCAAACAGAAGCCCCGGCGCTGGCCGGGGCGGGGTGATCAGTAGCTGTTGCAGAAGGATTCCCACAGGGCATTGCCGATTTCGTTGGCCTCGCCGCTGGTCGACACACCGTCGATAGTGGTCACGGTAGAGGTGCCGACGCGGGCATCGTGCCCTTGTTCGTTCAGCCAAGCGCAGTATTCGGCGGTTGCTTCGTCGGAGCCTGCGGCGTCGAAGGCCAGAACGATGGTGTAGGTGGAATTTTTCATGGTGCTTCCTTCTGTGCATGCCGTGACGTTGTGCCCGGCTTCTTCAGTAGCGGTTCGCGTTGCGCGTCCCGTTGAAATAAATAATAGGTGCACCTATGTGCACCGTCAAGCCCCGGGCACAAAAAACGCCCCACAGCCGAAGCCATGGGGCGCGCGTCACTCCTGCTTTCCGTCCGGATAACTCGCCTCGATCGTGCAGCGGTAGCTCTGCGCGCGGGATCCGCTCGAGGTCACCTTGTCGATCGACCAGGTGCCGCGCATATGACTCGGCCAGCTGTCATCGAGCACGACCAGCCCCTCGGCGCCGAACGCCGGATTGCCGGGGCAATCGATCCGCAGCTTTGCCGCCTCGCGCTGCACCTTGCTGTGCTCGCCCTTGGCCGCTGCGCGGGCCTCGCTTTCGTTCTGGTAGCGCTGGCGCACCTGCTTGAACGGCTCGGTACCGGCCTCGACGCGCACCTCCTTGCCGGCGGATCCATCCCACCAGACCGTGCGCGCACCCTTGAAGCGGATCCGGCTGTCGTTGTCGATGCTGGCCGCGATGAAGGACCGCTCGCCGGGGCGGTTGTCCTTCGTGACCGACAGCGTCACCGGCGGCAGCGGCTTGCCNCTCAGCGACTTGACCTGGCCGCGCCGCGCGAGCACGTACAGATCATTGACCGGCTTCGTCACCGCGTCATAGCGGCGCGCGAGGCGNGTCAGGAAGCCCATATCGGTCTCGTTGGACTGGTCGACGTGGTCGATCACGATCGCGTCGAGCTCGGGCGCCACGCGCGGCGAGAAGCCGTGCCGGGTGGCCAGCTCGCGGAATATCGCGCCGAGGGTGGTCGGCCCGTAGCTGGCCGAGCGGCGCGCCTTGAAGCCGGTCTCGTCGGCCACCTTGAACGGGGCGGCCGTGGCGACGATCAGCAGCTGCGCGGGGAACAGCTGCGGCATGGTGCGCGTGACCACAAACTCGCCCTTGTCGACGAGGCCGGTCTCCTCGTAGCCCACCCGCAGGCCGATCTTGCCGTCGACGCTCGGCAGGCCTTCCAGCCCCTCGATGTTGACGGTCAATTTCAGCTGATCCGACTCGACGCCCGCCGCGTCGACGTGCTCCCAATCGATCAGCCGGCCGTTGATCAAGGCCGCATTCGCGCCGTAGATCTCGACCGCTGGCGTGTATCCGATGGCCATGCCGCCCCCTTAATCCCAGGCCGAAACCGGGGCGCTCTGCGCGGGCCGCTGGGGCAGCTCCGGCAGGTTCACCCACAGACCGGCAGGCAGGGCCGGGCCATGCTCGGCCAGCCCCTCGTTGACCAGCCAGAAGGCCTCCTCGGCCTCGTCGTCGGCGCGGCCGAGCTCCCGGTAGATCAGGAGGTTGGCCGAGTCGCCGGCAATGGTTCTAACCCGTCGCATTCACGAACTCCCGCAGCTCGAGCGTCCACTCCAGCAGCGTGGCGGTGCCGTCATCGAGCACCCGCTGCTGCTGCTCGCTCACGTTGTCGATTCGCCAGCGGCCCCACACCCGGCCGATACCATCGACCAGGGTGTAGGGCTTGCGGGCGTTGGCCATGGCGCGCAGCTCTTCGACGGCCAGCATGCCGGCCTCGAGCTGCGTCTTGCCGCTTAGGCGCAGCTCCTCGAGGCCCTGGCCGGTCTGGTGCGATAGCGGCTTGCTGCTGATGATGTCGAGGTCGACCCAGCCGCCCGTTGTCTTGCGCTCGAGGCGCTCGTAGGGAAACCCGGTGGCGAGCCCGAACACGAACTCGCCGAGGGCCATCTGCTGTCGCATTAGTCGCTCCCGTCAGTCAGGGCCGCGCCGCGTCGCACGGCAAGCGGGTTGGCCATCATCAGCGGCACGAACTCGCCGCGCATCTTGGCGATGACCTGGTCGGCCAGCGCGGAGCTGGTCGCCTGGTCGGCGCCGTTGACGTGGATCACCGGGGCAAAGGTCATCTGCCGGCTGTCGGTGTTGTTCACGACCTCTTTCGCCACCGCCTCGGGGCTGCTCAGTCGGTCGACCAGGGCGCCGAGTTTCTCGCCGATCCAGCTCCCGGCCTCGCTGCCGGCCAGTCCGCCGATCGCACCGCCAACGATGCCGCCGGCAGCGGTACCGATAACGGGCACGACCGAGCCGATCGCCGCACCTGCAGCAGCGCCGCCCCACATACCGCCCAGCCCGCCGGCGGTACTGCCCACGGATCCGCCGATCGCCTTCGCGTCGGCGCCTTCGCTCACCAGGCTGACCACGTCCGCCGCGCCGGCGGCCAGCATCAGCGGGGCCGCGACACGCCCGGCAAGGCGCCCCGCGCTGGCCAGCTTGCCGCCAGCGCCACGGGCGCCACCCTTGCCCGCCCTGCCGCCGCCGAGGCCGCCAGCAGCCCCGCCAGCGCCCAGGCGAGCCATGGCCGCATTCAGGCGCAGCACGGCGCGATCGGCGGTCAGGGCGGTGCGGGCGGTGTTGGCGTCCAACTTGGCGCGGGCGAGCCCGGCCTTGTTGAAGGCCTGCCCGACCATCAGGCCGGCGAACTTGAGGCCCAGCGCGCCCACCTTGAGCGCCGCCAGGCCGCCGCCAGCGACAGCGATCGCCGCCGTGACGTTGGGGAAGGTCTCGGCCGCCCAGCTCAGCCCGTCGACCACAGCCCCCAGCGGGACCAGAACGGCGTTCAGGGCCGGCAGCATGGCGTTGCCGACCAGCGTCGAGAGCCGGGTCAGCTTGGCCACAAAGGCGTTCCAGCCGCTGCGCGAGGTGTCAGCCACCCCGGCCGCTTCCTTCATCATCGAGCCGGCCGCGTCGGCCTTGTTGGCCACCATGCCGAAGGCCCGCTCGACCTCGCCGAGGTTCTGCAGCAGCGGCATGATGGCGCCGATCGACTCGGAGCCGAACAGCTGCGTGGCAAGCGCGCTCTGCTCCTCCTCCGGCGCCTGTTTCAGCGCCTGCAGCACGTCCATGATGACCTTCGGCGCATCCTGCTGCATGCCCCTGGCCAGATCCTCGGGATCGAAGCCGAGGGCCTCCCAGGTCTCGCGCTGCCCCTTCGTCGCCGCCGATCCCTTGGTCAGCGCGGCGGTGAAGTTTTTGAAGCCGGTACCGGCGATTTCCTTCTCGGTGCCCGGGTTGAGGAACGCTGCCGACAGCGCCGCCGTTTGCTCGGGCGACAGCCCCGAGGCGGTACCGACCGCACCATAGCGTTTGACCACCGCCGCGATATCCGCCGGCGTAGCGTTGAAGCTGTTGCCGAGGTAGTTCGTCGCGTCGGCGAGGTCGAGCGTGCCCTGCCGGTCGAGGTTCATCGAGGCACGCCAGCCGGCCATGGTCTCGCCGGCGGTCTGCGCGTCCAGGTCGAACGCGGCGCCCATGATCGCGGCGTCGCGGGTGAACTCGACGATGGCGGCCTGCTTGCCGGCGCTGTCCTTGGCGTCGTTGCCGATGCCCGACTGCCCGGCGGCGTATTGGATCTTTGCCAGATCCACCGCTGTGATGCCGGCCGAGGAGATCAGGCGATCGCTCGCCATCTTGAGGTTGGCCGAGGCCATCGCCTCGCGCTGCCCCTCCTCGAACGTCACCACCTTGGCGACGTCGGCCATCGCCGTTTCCAGATCCATCGCCTGCGAGACCGGCTTCGCCGCCAGGTAGGCGACGGCCGCCGTCTCGACCAGCTGCCCGCGCAGATCCGCGCGGGCGCCGCGATTGGCGTCGACTCGGCCCTGCGCCGTGCGCACCGCATCGAGCCGCGCACGCTGCGCCTGCAGCGCCGCGTTGGCCTGCTCGGTCGCCGCCTCGAGGCGCTTCTGCTCGCTGGCCAGCTTGCTGGTGTCGACGCCGGCGCCGGTCAGCTCGGTTTGCAGGCGCTTGAGCTCGTTGCGCTCCGATCGCTGCGCCGCCTCGAGCGTGCGAACGCTGGCAGTGTTGCGATCCTGCGCACCATCCAACTTTTTGACCTCGGCGGTGGCCGCATTCAGCTCGCGACCGAGGCGCGCATGCTCGGCGCGGGCCGTCTTGACCTGCGCCGTGGTGGCCTCGGTNGANGCNTCCAGCGCCTNNAGGGTNGCCGAGGCCTGCCCATACTCCTGCGACAGGCGCTCGACCTTTGCCGTTGCGGCCTGGTGCTCGCGNCCGATNCGGCTTTGCTCGGCGCGAGCGAGCTGCAGCGAGGCGGTGGTTTTCTCGACCTTCTCGGTCAGCTTGGCGTAGCCGTCCGCGTCGCGGGCGGTGCGGTTGAGCTTGTCCAGCTCGGCCCGCTGCGCCTTGACCTGCTCCTGCAGCTCGTCGGCTTTCTTGCCGAAGTCGCCGAAGGTTTTCGAGTAAGCATCGACAGCGGCGAGCCGCAGGGAATACTTCGACTCAGCCATGCGCTACCCCTTTTTCACACCCAGCCGGGCGATCGCCAGTTCATACCGGCGCAAGCCCTTGCCGGCGTCCCACTCCAGAATTTCCGCCTCGCTCACGTGGTAAACGAGGGGCACCACGTCGCAGATCACGTCGACGTCGCGCTCTGAAAGAAGTCCGCCGGTTTGTTCAAAAAATCGTTCAGGCGCACCTGTAGCTGGGTCCAGTCGGGCACGCTCAACCGGGTGACCTCTACCGTCGAAAGGCCGGTGCAGTGGGCGGTGATGAAGTCCGCGCGATCATCTGGTGTTTTCAGCTTGCGCATGACCTTGGCCGCTTTCATGGCCGGCACCTGCAGGCTCAGGCGATCCACCTCGCGGCCGATCGCCTTGATCGGGACCAGCAGCGGCACGTCATCGGGATCCTTGGGCTTGCTGCCCAGGAAATAGGAGGCGGGCAGGTTCACATACTCGTGAATTCGATTGGCAAGCGTCACGTAGTCGGGACGCTTGATCTGCTCGATCACCGCCTGCGGCAGGCCCGAGGCCAGCAGCAGCAGGGCGTCGAACTGGTCGTCTTCGTCGTCGATGCCTTCCAGCGCTGCGCGATGCTCGGCCACGGTGAACGGGCGCAGCTCGACGGTTTTCAGGGTCTCGCCATTTTCGCCGGTAATCGGCCAGCGCAACGTGTGCGGTTCGGGTTTCCAGGTCATTGCGGGTTTCCTTGCGGGCACGAAAAAGCCGCCCGTAGGCGGCTTGGTTCGAGGGTGGGGAGGGTCAGACCATCAGGGCCAGGCGGCGGGCGCCCTTGAGCAGGTCGCGGCCGTTGACGACGACTTTCTGCGTGCGGGTGTCGATATCGATCACCGGCACGCCCATTTCGAGGCGCGTATAGGTGCGCAGCGCAATCTCGAGCACCGTCACGGGCTTGTCGCCCATCTTGAGGGTCTTCTCCTCGAGCTTTTTCAGCTTGCCGCCCTGCACGTGGTAGGTGAACCACTCGTTGCCGTCCTGGTCCTCGCCGGCCTCCTGCACGGTCAGCAGCACGTCATCGCCGCCGCTCACGCCCAGGGCCGCCATGATCGGCAGGCCGACGCCCTGCAGCGTCAGCTTGCCGGTCAGGGCTTTCATGCCGGTGGCCATCTCCTCGGGGATGAAGCGCCCCCCACGCATCTCCTCCATATCGAACTCGATCACCGGCGGATCGTAGTCTTCGATAGTGGCGTTAAGCGGCAGACCCTGCAGGGTCGCCGTGATGATCTGCCGCACTCGGTTGGTAAACATCAGAGGACGTCCTCCAGGAATTCTTCAATGATCGCGTCAGACGCATTGAGCTGGTAAATCATGTGCTCGTTCGGCGCATAGCGGCCGTAATCGATGCACAGGTACCAGGTGCCGTTTTTGTACTTCTCGACGCTGTTCAGCTCGGGGTGCAGGTACACCTTGCCGCCCGGGATGGTCTCGTCGGCGACCAGCGTCTGCAGCCAGTCGTCAATGCGCTTGACCTCCTGCTCCATGAACGACTTGGTCAGGTTCTTGGCCATGACCTTCTGCGCCGCCTTGACCAGCTTGCGGGTGATGGCGTCCTCGAGGCCCACGTAGCTGATGAACTTGCCGGTGATCGTGCGGTTACCGATCAGCGAGAAGCCGCCCATGGTGGTGCGCGCGTAGTAGCTCACGCCGTAGCGGTTGAGCAGGTCGCCCTCGGTCGACTTGTCGAGGATGTTGTACTCGACCACGCGCGAGACGTCGGCCGCGTAGGTCACCTGGTTGCCCGGGCTTTCCCACTGCTTGACCGCTGCCAGCGCGGCGATCGCCAGGCTCGAGGGCGGCAGGAACACGTTGGCCTTGGCCGCCTTGGAATAGACCGCCGGCATCTGGTGCACCATCGTACGCCCCGGTCGTAACCCGAGCTCGGCGCCGCCGATNNCCTCGGAGTTCGGTCACCTGGCCGGAGACCGGCACGTCGAGCCCGTCGAAGACGAAGCGCGCGCGGATCCGCTTGCCCAGGCTGGCCAGCTCGCTGTGCACCGCCTGCGCGTCGGAGAAGCCCGGGGCGCCGATGATGGTCGGCACTTCCTGGCAGGTGGTCAGCGCCTGCAGGCCGGTTTTCTGCCCCGACTCGAGGTCGATGCCGCCGATTACGTTGTTCAGCGTGTCGGCCTCGGTGGCGCCCTCCTCGACGACCACGACGTAGATAGGCACCTTCACCACCTTGAGGATCTGGTGCACCACCTGGTAGAGCGTGCCCGCCTCGGCGCCGGTCGGATCCAGCAGCGCGGCCAGGGTGTAGCTGTTGATCCGGAACGGCGCATTGCGCGGCACGCTCATATCCGCGTTCGGCGCGGTACCGACCAGGCCGACGACGTTGTCGCCTAGCCCGCCCATCGCCTCGGGCGATTCGGTCGTCTCGACCGAAACGCCGTTGTGCTCGAAATTGGTTACCTCGGCCATGGTTACTCCTTAGCGGCGGCTTTCTTGGTGGCAGCGGCGGCGGGCGCCTCGGCCTCGGTTTCGGTGGCGGTCAGCTTGATGCGGCCGGCGCGCAGCAGCTGCTGCGCCTCGACGTCCATCAGGTCGAGCTTTTCGCCCTTGTTCGCCCAATGGCCGCCCCCCTTGGGGAATGCGACGAGGACGGTGTAGCTCTTACGAAGTGCAGGCATGCGGAGTGCTCCAGGCGTAAAAAAACCGCTTTCGCGGCGGTGGGTTGCGGTAGGTGTGCAGCAGGCCCTGGTGGCCGGGTGGCCATCGGTCAGGCGGGAGCCGGTAGTGCGCTCGCTGCCAGCGGCGGCGAAGCGCGAGCATGAGGAACAGGAGCATCGAGACCTCCAGACGATCGCGTAAGAATCAGATCCGCCAGCACCCCCTCCACCGTCCTCTGCGCCTGGCAGTGCTTGCTGTAGGCCAGGAAGCTGTTCACGCGTTGGCGAACGTGCTCCTGATCGATCAGGCCGGCGCGGTACTTGGGTGGCCAGCTGCCGGAACGATGCTTTGGCGCGTTTGATGTTGCGTTTGCGCGGCAGGATGTGGGTTGGCCAGATGCGGTAGCCACAGAAGTCGAGACCGCGCTGCCAGGGATGGATCGCGGTCTTGGGGTTCATCGCCAGGCATAGGCTGTTGGCCGTGGCGGATAGCGCGCGCATGGCCTCGGCGGCAGCAGCCTTGTTCGGCAGTACGGCGATGAAGTCGTCCATGTAGCGCACGTAATACTTGATGCCCAGCTGATCCTTCGCAACGTGGTCGAGGTGGTTCAGCAGGACGTTGGCGCCGAGCTGGCTGGTCAGCGCACCGACCGGCAAGCCGATGCCAGCTTCGTGGCCGTAGCCTGCGATGATCTGGCGCCACAGCCAGAGGGCGTCGGGGTCGCGCACGGTGCGCTCGATCTCGCGCAGCAGCGAGGCGTGGCGGATGCTGGAAAAGAAGCGGCTGATGTCGGCCTTGAGTACGTAGCAGCCGTCGCCGTGGTTGCGCTTGGCCACCCGCAGGAAGTGCTGCGCCCTGGCGACAGCCGCTTGGGTGCCTTTGCCGACGCGACAGGCGTAGGAGTCATGGATGAATTTGCGCTCGAACAGCGGCTCGACCACGCGAACAAGGGCGTGATGAATGACGCGATCGGCGAAGGGCGGCGCCTGAATCAGCCGCAGCTTAGGCTCCTTTACAACGAATTCGCGCTGTTTGCCGGGTCGCCAGCTCTTCCACAGCAGGTGATTCTGCAGGTTGACCAGATTCTCCTCAACGTTGGCAGAGAAGCGCAGCACCGAGCCGCGCTCGCGCTTGCCGCGCCGGGCTTCCAGGTAGGCGGCGTAAAGATTCTCGAAACTGGTGATCTGGCCCCATAGGCCAGCGGTTGTAACAGGCACAGCAGAAACCTTACCTCATGCGAGGGATAGGGCAGGCGCC